AGGGCTTCAGGAGGAAAGCTTGGCGGTAATCCTGCTTTAATGGACAAGAACAAGGTTAACCTTAAGGTTATCCAAGAGGTTAAGCAAAAACCAACCCCTTCATCTCCATCTTCTTCTACATCTTCAATAGAAATATTGTTCGACAAGTTTTACCAAAATTATCCGAAAAAGATTGGTAAACCAAAAGCATTACAAGCATTTAAAAAGATCAATCCTGATGATCAACTACTGAATGAGATGCTACAAAAGCTTGAGATTCAAAAGAACAGTTCTCAATGGTTGAAAGACGGTGGCGAATTTATTCCTCACCCATCCACTTGGCTGAACAACAGGCGTTGGGAAGATGAGGTTTCCGTGCCAGAAAAGAAAAATATTTTTGTGGGGTCAATATGAAGGGTCACACAAAACTAATCGAGTTGCGAAAAAGTAACGTCACGCCAAGCATGGCTTTTATCTATGATTCCAAGTACGAACCCAACTGGTTTGATGAGGAACAGTCTCCTGAGATCTCAATTGGCGACGAGAACGAGCTTAGAAGGCTCGACATGAGGTTTTTAGTGGGCATGAGTATCTTTGCATATGCCAACACAAAAGAACGTGCTGTAGCCCTGTTTGAAGCGTTGCTGAAGGCTAACTGCACCATGATTACCGTGACTTGGACTGGCGAGATAAGACAAAAGCATTACTGGTCAAGAATGTACGACTCAAGAACTGGATTTGACGAATTGGAGGTTGCAGATGAACTTACTGCCTGATGACATAGATTTTGAAGCTTATCTTCAGGCAACTGAGATGAAGGTCAAGGTAATCCGTGGGGAGTACTTCATCGCTGACCTCAAGGCTAACTTGATTGAGCACAAGGACAACAAGAAGATTACATTACCTTGGGCGAAGACTGCACCATTCTTTCACTTTAGACAGGGGGAGGTGACGGTTTGGGCAGGGCAGAACGGTCACGGCAAGTCTATGGTCACAACTCAGGTGGCTTTAGGTTTGATCAAGCAACAGCAAAAGGTCTGTATTGCGAGTTTTGAGATGAAACCAGTGACCACAATGGGTCGTATGGCTCGGCAGTTCATAGGCATGAACCCAACATCACCAGAGTTTTTAAATCAGGAGGGTATCCAAGCTTTGGGGGAGTTGTACGACGAGTTTGGAGACTGGGTTAAGGATGGTCTGTGGTTCTATGACCAACAGGGTTCTGTTCAACCCGATACAGTGCTTGGGATGATCAAGTATTGCTTTGAAGAGTTGAAGATGCAACACATATTCGTTGACTCGCTGATGAAGTGCGTGATGGGGGAGGACGACTATAACGGGCAGAAGTACTTTATTGACAGATGCTGTGGACTGGCTAGGGATTATGGTGGTCACATACATATCATCCACCACTTGAGAAAGCCCAAGGATGAGTATGCTTTGCCTGACAAGCACGACAACAAGGGCAGTGGTGCTATTACTGACCAACCCGACAACATTATGCTCGTGTGGAGGAATAAGAAAAAGGAGGATGATAGGAAGGCGAAGGGAATACTCAGCACCGCATCATCTGACCCAGATGCTTTGATCTTATGCCGAAAGCAAAGAAACGGAGAGGATGAGCCAACCTTTAATCTTTGGTATCACAAAGACTCTCAGCAATACGTTGAAGAAGACGGTATGCAACCCATGAAATTTAGGACAGCATTTTGAAAGTAGAACTACCCTTCCCACCAAAAGAATTGTTCCCTAATCGTATGCATGGTCACGCATGGGCAAAACTATATAAGCTAAAAGGTGATTGTCGTGAGACAGGATTTTATTTAACCAAACAAGAAAAAAGAAATTGGACTTGGAATGGTGGTAACATTAAGTTAAAGTTAACATTTGTAATGCCAGATAAAAGACACAGAGACATAGACAATTGCTTGAGTGCGAGTAAGTCTTTGCTTGATGGTTTTGCTGATGCTTTACAGGTTAACGATAGGTTCTTTAGACCAATTGAAATTAATTGGACTGAGGGAGAAAAGCCAGGCAAGATTATTGTGGAGATTGAACAAGATGATCAGTAAATACACGACGGGAAGTAGGATACATCAAGCGTTAGCTAGGATATATCAATCAAGGATAACCGCACAAGAACTTAGAAAAGAAATAGGTTATACAGAATCAATACTTAGACTTGAAGAGTTTATTATTTCACCATTGCTTAATGATGGATTTATCTCAAGATCAAACGGAGATGTTTTTTATCCTTACCTATCCATTACCCCAAGGGGAGAGGAGAAGTATCTATCAATGGGTGCTGTGAAGTCTAGGAAGCCACGAGTTGAAAGAATCAATAGGATGCTAGGTACTTATGACGGAGCAGAGCTAAGACCGTTTACGGGACGCCCTGGGGCTATGGATCATATGCAGTACCCAAGCTTGATGGCAGATGGTAGGCACTACAGGGTTATAAGATGAGTGAGGATTTAGGTATTGTCAGATATGCAAAATTAGAAGACGTACCTTATGTTATTTCACTGTCCAAGAAGGAGACGAATAGTCTTGGGTTTATTCCTAAGATGGCTTATGAGTCGGCTATTACAGGAATCAAGACTGGTGACCGATGGAGCAATGTTTGCAACGACAAGTTATTTGTAATCGAGTGCAATAAAGATTTGGTTGGATTTTGTTTAGCAAGTTTTGGAATACCCAACGCAATCAGTAAGAAGGGAAAGATTGCACAAATCTGTTTACAGACGGACGCAAGGAAGTTTTTACGGGGAAGGTTATTGCTTGATCACGTTGTTGATTATGGTAAGACACAGGGTACGTTTGCGTTTAGTGCAGGGTGTGCAGATGACTTGGAATCTAATTTGTTTTGGGGTGCAATGGGTTGGATAAAGATTGCAACTCGCCAAGGAATATCACATAAGAATACTTGGAAGCAAACGAGCAAGAGATTAATAAACATTTATAGATATGATCCCTCAGATTTTTTATTAACACTGGTGGCATAAACATGAAGATTGAATTTAACCGTCACGAATTATTGATATGTGATTTGTTTGGATCAATTAGGCGTAAGAATGCCATGCAGTTTAATGTTGACCGACAAGTCAGCAATCAAAATCCCTACGACATGGATATAGATGGTTTTATGGGTGAGTTTGCTGTTGCCAAGCATTTAAATGTGATGGTGGATACATCCATTAACGAAAAGAAAAACCCAATAGATCTGTACTGGATGGGTAAGAGCATAGATGTTAAGACGTCTAGGAATCCACTTGCAGACATTCACGTTACCGAGTACCACAAGAAAAAACCGTGTGATTTGTATATACAGGTCATATTGGTTGATGACTGTGCTTACCTGAGTGGTTGGGTGGATAGCAAATCATTGTTTGAGAAGGCAATGTTGATACAGGGTAGCCACCCCTCGTATCGGTTAAATCAAAAAGAATTATTCAAAATGGAGGACTTAGTATGAAACAGCATAAACCGATAGATCCACAGGAAGCGGTTGACTTCCTAATTGAGCAGAGTAAGCCATACGCCAAGGCTAAGTCAGAACGAATATACATGGAAGAGTACCGCAAGACGATCAAAGCTCAATTGATGGCTGAGGCTGAACGGATGGGGCATAAGACCGCTGCTATACAGGAGAGGGAGGCATACAGTCACCCAGACTACAAAACGCACCTAGAAGCTCTTGCAGAAGCCGTAGAGAACGAGGAAAGACTTAGGTGGATGATGATAGCAGCTCAAGAAAGAATCGCTGTATGGAGAAGCCAAGAGAGTAGCAATAGGATGTTAGACAAGGTAACCCTATGAACATCAAAGACTGGATGAACTCTGTAGCGGAGCTTGGCTGTGGGATGTGTAGAAGGATGGGATACCCAGAAACACCTGCCCAACTCCACCACCCAAGAGAGGGAGTGGGAAAAGGGCAAAGAGCCAGTGATTGGTTGGTAATACCTTTATGCCCAGAGCATCATACGGGATCACGGGGATGGCACGGCACAAGGAATGACTTCAAACTTCACAATACAAATGAGTGGGACATATTGGCTGACACATTGAGATTGTTGTAAAAAACGCAAATTTGTAGGTGTTTTCCCTATTTTTGTGGTTTTTTTAAAAATATTCGTTGATTGCGTGGAATAACCATTAACTTTCAGTTAATAA